GCCTGATTGCCGGTTTCAACCAGCGACTCGATCAGCGCCTTCTGGTCTTCTGTGAACTGGATGCCAGACCGACCAAGTGCTGTAAGACCTTTGGCCGGATCATTCAGCGCTTTGGCCAGCTGCATGAATGCACTGGATACATCAGTGCCACTTGTTTGCGCCACATCTGCAGCAGCCCTGGCCACAGCCTCATAGCTGCCGACGCCAATCTCCTGAAAGCTGGTCAGCAGGCCGAAACCCTTGCGGAAATCTTCTTCATTGAAAAGGGTCTCTTCACCTAAATCACTGGCGATCTTCTGCAGCCTTTCAAGCTCGCCACTTGATGCCCCAAGATTCTTCAGGCCATTCTCAAGCAGTTTCGTTTCAGTCTGAAAGCTGCTGAAGGTATCTACTGCACCTTTCAGTGCAGCACCGGCACCCATTGCCACAAGTGCCGCAGTGGCAGCACGCGCAGCACCAGCCATGCTGCCCAAACCTTGCGATAGCTTCCCCGCCTTGGTGTTGACGCCAGTAAGCGAATTGCCGAGCTTGTCTACCGCCCCAGTGCCGGTCACATCCGCTCTGATCTTGAGCAGCGCTTCCATGACCGCCATCAGTTGCCTCCAGCCTTGCGGTTGATCAGCTCACGGGCATGAAGCTCCATCAGCTGTATGTCCTCCATCATCGCAGCGGTGAGCTGTAAACCAATGATGCCGGCAACCTGGATCACAGCCACATAATCCAAACCGATCACGCCGACGCCACCAGTGCGCCATTGCGTCAGGCATCGCTGGAACAATCCCACCACAGGCGCCAGTTCAGCCCACAGCGTGTACGTCTCAGGCTCTAGGTGGTGGCTCTCCAAGATGACGCCATAGGCCGCAGCATCAGCCTGCAGCTGCGCCGTGTCACCCTTGCTCGCAAACAGGTGATCAACGGCGCCGGTCAGTTTTTTGCTCGTGCCTTTTCGTGCGCATCGAAGAACGTCACCACCAGTGCATCAGCCACCGCAGCACGATCCAACAGCTGCGCCTTGGTGGCGCTCGTCATCTCAATCGGCTGACCATCAGCGTTGGTGATTCCATCCCAGCCGGCGAGGATCTCGTTGGCGATCTCCCTGGTGGGAATGCCATCGATCGCCTCGCCACGTCTAGCGGCAACCTGGATGGCCTGGTACTGCAGTTGCACCTCCTCCATCCGTGTCTGCGTCAGGCGGTTAAAGATCGCAGTGAACTGATGGGTTCGGATCTTGCCGCCATCCAACACCTCACGGATCGTGATCGGATGGGAGAAGGTGGGCGACTGCTCAAGTACAAAGGCCATGCAGATCAGGTAAACGCGAGGGTGAAGTCGTCGTTGCCGGAGGATGTGGGCATCAGACGGAACGGAAGCGTGATGTGTGTCACGCTGTCAGTCTCGACGAAGGTGGGCGAATCAAACGCTGCCTGGGCTGCAGTGAACGTGATGATGTTGCCTGCAGTGCCGCCATGCACCCAGCTGATGGTGCCTTCAGTTTGAGCGCTGGCGATAGCGATGAAGTCTTTGGTAGCAAAGGCTGGCAGCTCAATGGTGATGCTGCCGGTGGTCTTGCGATCCGTCAACCGCACCTGTTTTGTGCAGCCGGCCTTTTGCTCGAACACCATCTCAGTGCCAAGGCTGAGGCTGAACTCCGTCATGCAGGCAGAGAATCCATGCACGCTCACCGTGGCGGTGTTGTCAGCATTCACAGCCACTGGTGAAGCCTGTGCGCTGTAGGTCTCGCTAGGGCGTGCAACAGCAGTAGGAGCCGACCAGATGCCCATGTGAGAGAAGGCGATCGTCGGGATGCTGCCCACACTCAGCGCCAGCTCAGCAGTGCCACGGATACCGCCAATGGCTTGGCGGCTGCCGTTGTCGATGTAGAAGTCCATCGCGTAGCTGCTGAAATCAGTCGCCACCGGGGCATAGGTGACGCTGGTATCAGCCACGATGGTCTCGCTGAGGCCAGAAGCCTTCAGCATCGGGCCATAGCGCGGTGCTGTGCCTGCAGTGCCGCTGCCGGCCATCTCAACGGTTGCGCTGATCGGCACTGAACGCTGGCCAACAATGCTGGCGCGGTTGCCGAAGTAAGGCTGGATGGTCTCGCGTTCAATCAGCTCGAGGCTGAGCGGTTCAACATCTAGCTCGGTGAACAGCAGCGCGTCAGTAGCCGCTGGCGTTGGGTTGGTGTTGTAGGTCGATTCGGCCTTCACCAAGGCCAGTCGGTTGCGCCACAGGGCCATGGTCAGTCCTCAGTGATTGGAGCAGCTGCTTCGGCTTCATTCTGGCAGGGCTCCACTTCACCAGGCTGCAGCGTGCGTTGCGTGCAGATCCATTGGCCATCAATTAGCTCATAAGATCCACCGCCAGATGGCAGCGGCGGGATTGATGGTGATGAAGATTTGCGGGCCATGTGCAATCAGCCAATGACATCACGCTATCAAGCCTGTGTCAGATCAGCGTCACGGGTTCGATATTGCACTTCATAGGTATGAACCCACCACATGCTGGATAGATCACCTGGATCGATCTGTGGGTCGCTGTTGGTTGGCACGATATCCACCGCCAGTCCGCCGATCGTGGTGTCGGCCATGATCAACGCATGAGCTGAAACGATGATCGGATCCACAAGGCTGTCTGGTGTTGCCCCACGGGTGTGAACGATCACCTCAACGTCAAGCGTGTGGTGCAGCTTGCAGGTGCTGTGGCGCTGCGCACGCCCCGGACCCGGCTGAATGACAAGCACCGGCGCTTCGCTGCGGCCAAATGCTTCAGCACGCGAACGGTAGACAGCACGCACGCCACTGGTGGCGGCCAGCGTGGTGGTGAGTGACTGCAGGATCTGCTCGCGGATGCTGGCCATCAGCTGCGCACCTCGATCGCACTGATGCGGCCGCGTTGGAATTGGATCGTGGTTGTGTCGTTGATGTTGGCTACATAAAGCGCAACCTCATCATCATCAGCAAGCTCAACCATCCAGAAGCAGAAGAGCTTTGCAATCTGCCCAGTAGAGCCGCTGAAAGCGCGGCACTCAGACTGATCAATGCCAACGCCGTTCTTGGCCAGCTTGATGCCGAGCGTGTGATTGTTGCCGGCATAGGCGTCCATGCTGGCCTGAACCATGAAGAGCTTGGTGGCGCCGCTGTCGTTCTTTAGGCCAAACGTATCGCTGGTGCCCAGCACCACCTGATAGTCGGTTGCGCTGTCAAACGTCGCCGTGAGGCCTGTGCTTTGGTAGATGCCGGCGCTTGTGATGGCGATGGTGCCGCTTGTGGTTTTGCTGGCCTGGCCGCGTGCCAGTACGCCTTCGATGTAGTAGCTAAGGCTCGACCATGCAGTTGTGCCATCACCGATCTTGTATCGCCGGGTGTCGGTCTCGACGCCGATCTCACCCTGCAGTAGCACTGGATTAGTGGCTGTCCAGTTCGCTGCCGTGTCGTTGCGCAGCTTGAAACGGGTGTAGGTCGTCATGCGCCGCCGCTATCGAGCACGTTGCCTTCAATGTAGGTGGTGTTAGCAACGCCACCAGTTAGCTCAACGGTGCTGGTAGTGCCAACGCTGTCACCATCGAGCACCGTGTCATCTGAGGTGTTTTGCTCTGGCGTCACAGTGCGCTGCAGAGTCAGGCTGCAAAAGGCACCATCATCCAGCAGCATCGGCGGCCCGATCAACGTGTAGGGATAGCCATCGACGTTGATGCCAGCACCGTGCATCAGATCACCAAACTGATCAGCGCGGCAGATCAGGTTGTAGTCCGTGCTGACCACCATGCCGCCGGCGATGGTCTCGCTTGGCATATCGAGGATGCCATTGCCTGACACGCTGCCAGCAACGACAGGCACCGCCATCTCAGCAGTGTCAAGAAATAGATCGAGATCTTCTGTGAAAGCCATGAACCCAGATTAGGCATGAAAAAAGCCCCCACCATCCGGCAGGGGCCCATCAACCGTCTGCAGATCAACCGTACTTCTTCAGACCGAAGCCGAAGCAAGTCACAGCGCTGGAAGCGGTGCCAGTCTCACCAGTGCAGCTGAGGCGGATGTAACGCTTCAGGTCGTTGCTGTTGAGGGTGATCACCTCTTTGTAGGCGGCGTTGCCGATGTCGGTGAAGGTGCCGCCAGTGGCTGCGGTGAAGGTGCTGTTATCAGCAGACTCTTCAATGCGGAAGGTCAGGTCAGCATCAGCGCCGGCAGCAGTGCCGGAGAGGATGATCTGAACATCGCCTTCGTAACCGGCCAGATCCACACCAGTCTGATCACCAGTGCCGGTGATGGTGGTGGTGGCCAGAAGGGTGAAGTGCTGGAGCTTATCCAGCGTGAGCTCATGAACTGCCATTGGACTTGGTGCGACGTGTGCGTGGTTTGCGCTGGGTAGGCTCTGGATCCTGCGCCACCGGCTCCACCACAGGAGCGGCCGGTTCTGGTGCCTGCTTTGCCTTGCCGCTGCCAAGCAGCAGCCAAGCATCGCGGCCGTCTATTTCCACCACGTCACCGACCCTTGCGGGCCGGCCGGCGATGGATGTTTGGCGCAGGATCTCAAGCCTCATGATCACAGGGTGTTGTTACCGCGGCAGAAGGCCTCGGGATGACGCACAGCCACGTCAACATCCTGCAGAGCGGTGACGCGCACGCTGCCGCTCTTGTCCAGGGCGTAGGGGTTGACCTGGATGTCCAGGGCGCCCCACATGC